GTTACGCAGCTATCGCGCCTAAGATTCCTTTTGGCGCCTGCTGGAACCAGACCTGAGATAAACCCTAGAACCCTAGACCCTGCACCTAGTCCTGCAGGGTTTAGGCCTTAACAGTAAGGAGATACGCGCATGGCAGCTACCTATATCACGCTGGCAGAGTTGCGTACCCTTTTAGGTATTGGCACGTTATACGCAGACGCGACAGTCGAAGAAGTGGCGCAGGCCGCAGAGGACATATGCAAAAAGTATCTCTGGTTTAATACTGCGCCTATCGCTTTTACTGAGCTAACTAATAACGTAGCCAGAATTACTACGCCCGTCCCGCATGAGTTTGTTACCGGTCAATCCGTTACCATATCTAATGCGGGCACGGTGTTTAACGGTGTTAAAACTATTACCGGCTTTAGTGTTTATACTTTTACTTATGCTAAGACTGCAGCTGACCAAGTAACTCACGCTGTAAAACCTTACGGCCTAGTTACCGGTGAATTTCACGCGCAGGATTACGCGACAGTCCCAGCGATTAGAGAAGCTACAGCTACTTTAGCTAGCACAATTTGGAACAGCCGCCAGGCGCCCGGCGCTTCTACAGTAACAATCGACGGATTCATTTCTAACCCCTACGCGCTCGGAAACACACTAATTGCAAAAGTACGCGGATTATTAGCGCCGTATCAAAATCCTAGTTCTATGATCGGCTGACAAATGCCAGCGGCAATTACTACCCTTCGGACAGCATTAGCGACAGCTTTAACTAATAATGGTGTCTGGTCTACCTTTAGTTATATTCCCCAGACGCCTATCGCAAACAGCGTGTTAGTCGTCAATGACGACCCTTTTGTCGTCGTTCAATCTGGACAAAAGACAGCTATAGCCCCGGTAGTTAGATACCGTATTTATGGTTTAGTACCTATGCTCGATAACCAGGGTAACCAGGTAAATATAGAAGATTTTATAGTGGCTATATTCGCTAAGTTAGCGGCTTCTAGTTTAGTAATGACGGTAGGAAGTTTTAGCGCCCCGGCAATACTAGAGACACCTGCAGGGAACTTACTTCAGACAGAAGTAGGCGTAGAAATTATATCGAGTTGGAGTTAAAAATATGAACACTTATAAAGTAATTATAGATAACGATATAGCCGGCGTAGGTTTAGGCGGTACCGTTACAGAAAAAGATTTAGAAGGCTGGGACTTACCTAACCTTTTAAAAACCGGTGCTGTGGCACTAATTGAAAAACCAGCTACTAAAGAAAAGGAAATCGACTAATGGCAGCAACAATTTATTACGCACAAAATAGTTATTTTAAATTAGGCACTTACGATATGAGTACTGCAGTTAGTTCGCTTACTTTGACTTCTAACTTTGACCAGTTAGAAATTACGGCTTCTGGAGACTCAGCTCATAAGTACCTAAAAGGTCTCACTAGCGACGTCATTTCGGGAACTTTGTACCTAACACAGGACGCAATTTCAGCCGGTGCTACTCGCGCCGTATTGGATTCACTAGCTGGAACTTCTGCAGCTTTTGAGTGTGGCCCTGGTACTAACACAGTTCCAGCGACAGCTACTACTACAAACCCAATTTATAAAGGAACCTGCTTTGTAAATAACTTTACGCCAGTAAACGGAGATCAAGGAACCGTAGCCATGATCGACTTCTCGTTTGATGTAACTTCACGTACCGCTGCTAGCTGGCCAGCTACAGCGTAATTAGAAAAGGGGCTAGAAATGGCAAGTTTAAAAGTTACGTTCGAGTCCGGGGCAGTCGAGACTTATAAGATTACCCCGGCTATCGAAGTAGAGTTTGAAGCCTATGCAAAAATGGGTATAACTAAATGTTTTAGAGAAACTGAAATGCAGACTCACCTCTATTACCTCGTTTGGGTTGCTATTAAACATAGCGGTCAGACGGTAGCACTATGGGGGCCTGAGTTTTTAAAGACTCTAGCTGCGGTAGATATTGAGGAAACAGACCCCTTAAATGGGTAAGTGATCGCCAAACACTTACCCACCGTATAGCGGCGTTAGCAGTTGAGACCGGAATACCTACCCGGGATTTTCTGGAAATGTCGCCAGAAATGATGGCGGCAGTAGTACAGGTATTAACGGATAAAGCAAAGGCGGTGAAGCGTGGCAGGCGTAGTTAAAACTAAAGAGGTAGAAGGCCTGTCCGAAACTATTAAACTTTTGCAGAAGTTTGATAAAGACGGTTTAAAGATTATGAATAAAGAGATATACCAGGTAGTTAAAAAAATTCAGTTAGAAGCTCGCGCCATGATGCCTAAAGCTGCACCTTTAACTAAATGGGGCGAGAACCCGCCAGAAGGTTATAAACCTACCGAAGGTAAAAAATGGGATCAAACCCGGCTGCAATATAACGTCAAGGCTGCACGTATGGGTATCAGGCCTAAGATTGAAAGCCAGAAGGTAAACGGTTACAGAACCGAGCGAGCTTATAATATGATTAACGAAAACGCCGCAGCTATGATTTATGAGTGGGCTGGGCGTAGCGGTAAAGATACTAGCGGGCAAGGTAAACACTTCATCGATTCTATGGGTAACGCGCCGAGCAAAGGTAGAGGCCGAGTAATCTGGAAAGCCGTTTACGATAATAAAGAGTACGCTAAAACTGAAATTACTCACGCCATGAATAGAGCTATAGTAAATCTAAATAGGAAGCTGGCTAGCTAATGGCTATTAAAGTACCGGTAATTATTTCCTATAATGACAAAGGCGCTAAGCAAGCTACTAAAGGCGTATCTAAGTTAGGCAAGTCTTTTAAATCTTTAGGCATAAGTTCAAAGCTAGGTTATGCGGCTGCGGGTGCTGCAGCTCTGGCTTTTGCTAAAAAATCTTTATCTACAGCTATGGCAGACGAAAAGGCTCAGGCAACGCTAGCCCGTACCCTTAAAAATGTAGGCGAGTCTTTTGCTACTGGCTCAGTAACTAAATATATAGACGGCCTGCAACGCGCGACGGGTGTGTCTGAAGATCAGTTAAGGCCAGCTTTTGGAAAATTAGTTACCGCAACACAGTCAGCGAGTAAAGCTCAGGACTTACTAGCTCTCAGCCTTGACGTAAGTGCGGCGACCGGTAAGAGTGCCGAAAGTGTTTCTTCGGCCCTGAGTCGAGCATATCTGGGCAATAATACGGCACTAGGTAAATTAGGTACCGGTTTAACTAAAACTCAATTAAAAACTATGGACTTTGAACAAATTACTAAACAGCTCAGTACGTTATTTGCAGGTCAAGCCTCAACAGCTGCAGCGACCTTCTCGGGTCAAGTAGACATATTAAAGGTAGCAGCCGGGGAAGCTAGCGAGACTATTGGTTACGCCTTAATAAACTCAATTACAAAACTAGGCGGTCAAAATGGGGCTAAAGATTTAGCTGTACAAATGGAAAAACTAGCTCAAAGTACAGCGGACGTAATCGCTGGCGTTACTATCGTTATAGAATACTTTAAGAAATTAGGCGACGCTATGCCTAGCTGGCTAAAAACTACTTTAGAATTATTGCAAAGGTTTAGCCCATTAGGTCAAGCTAAAGAGGCTTTAGCAGCGTTAGAACTTTTAGGCAAAAAACAAAGAGAATTAGCCGAACGCGCTGCCCAGTCTGATAAAGGTAACATTATGAGAGGCGCCGTAATTGCAGATAAAGCGGCTAAAAAATTGCTTGAAGCTAACCAAAAAATTACAGGCGAAAAGAAAAAACAAACAGCCCTAGACAAATTAAAAGCTATTTTTGATATGGACTTAATTCAATTAACAGCTGCTAAACAGGGCAAGTTATCCGAGGAGGAACTAGCCCGGGTTAATGCTTTAATCGCTATTAAAACTACTGGTAAATCCGACGATATTAAAGCTCTAGACGAATTAGAAGCGCTGCAGAAAAAGTACGCAGACGCAGAAATAGCCAGGCAGGACGCAATTCTCGCAGCTCATAAGCGCAACGCCGCTGAGATTCTGGCCATGAGTAAAGAGAACGCTAAGCAATACGCCGACTTTGTAAAGACCTTTACCTACCCTGGCGGCTTATTCGCTGGTACGCCTTTAGGTAATACTGGCTCAAACGCTACAGACGCTAAGCAGGCTCCATCAATGGCTGCAGCTTTACCAGGCTTTGACATAGGCAGCGGGGCGGCTATTTTCGGTAGTGATACAGCCGGAGGCGGTGGCGCTTTTATGCCAGGAGACCCAGGCTATAGCGGTACAGCTGGACAAACAGCCCCAGCGCCTAACGTTACTGTAAATCTACAGGGCGGCATAAATATCGGCTCCACTTACGAGTTCTATCAGTCTATCCAGGCAGCCGTACAGGCCGCCAATATCTCAGGAAATAGCCTCACCAGAGCCGGGCTTTAATGGCCGCTCCCACTTTAAAAGTCCTCGTAAATTTTTCGTCTGGGGCAAGTTTTGGAAACGCTCTTATATTGGGAACGGGTCAGCTAGACGTAAATATCTTAGCCGATAGCGCTACTTTAATAGCCGACGTTACTAGTACGGTGCAGGCAGTTAATATAAATAGAGGCCGTAACGCAAACGCTGACCAATTTCAGGCCGGTACCTGCTCGGTCAGGATTGCCGATACAGATGGAAATTTTAACCCTGCTAACACAGCTTCAATTTATTACCCTAATGTAATTCCGAACCGTAAAGTAATTATAAGCGCAACAGATACAACCAGCGGTTTATCGTATTACCTCTTTAGCGGCTATATCGTTTCCTATGACTATGTCCAGGCTAACCTAGTAGGCGAGGTCTCATATTGCACGCTAAATTGTACGGACGGTTTTAGAGTCCTTAATATGGCCAACGTCTCTACTGTCGCGGGAGCGCCCGCTGGGCAACTTAGTGGCGCCCGCTGTAACGCTTTGTTGGACGCTGTGGGTTGGCCTAATTCCATGAGAGATATAGACGCGGGGCAACAG